CCCTCCCTCTCCCGCAAGGGGAGAGGGGAAGATCGCGTCTGTTCAACGAAAGGACTCCTCTGATGACCGGCACCATCCGCATGCTGTCGCCGAGCAAGGTCGTGTCCATCGCCAAGGACGGCCGCTCCTATGCGAGCCAGGGCGGCGGCGCGGTGATCGACGCGCATGAATCCGACGTGCATGCGCTCGACAGCGCGGGCTATACGCCGGTGGCGCCCTCGGGCGCGACGGCGGCGCGGCCGCCGGCCCCGGCCAAGGGGCAGCGCTTCCTCGACACCACGCTGGGCAAGCTCGTCATCGCCGATGCCGCGGGCATCTGGCGCGATCCCGTCACCGGCGTCGCGGTCTGAGGGAAGCGGCCATGCCCCCAGGCGGCACCGCGACGGCCCTCGCGCCGCATTTCGTGCAGCGCGCGGTCGAGGGCTTGCGCTATATCATCAGCGGCGTCACGCCGGCGACCTGGTTCGGGCCGCTGCAGCCGCTGCCGCCGCAGGCGCCGCCCGACGTCGGCGGGCGGCAGTTCGACTATCCCGTCGGCTACAACCTCGCCATCGCGCCGCGCAGCGACGAGCCGATCAGCTTCGCGCAGCTGCGCGCGCTGGCCGACGGCTATGATTTGCTGCGGACGGTCATCGAGACGCGCAAGGACCAGGTCGAGCGGCTGCGCTGGAGCATCCGCCGCGCCGATCTCAGCGATGCCAAGCCGCGCAATCGCGACGACGACCCGCGCATCGCCGCGATCGAGGCGTTCCTGCGCATGCCCGATCGGGTGCATTTCTGGTCGACGTGGCTCAGGCAGCTGCTCGAGGATCTCTTCGTCGCGGACGCGCCGACGCTTTATCTGCGGCGCAATCGCGGCGGGCAGCTGCATGCGCTCGAGATCGTCGACGGCACCACCATCAAGCGCCTGATCGACGCCGACGGGCGCACGCCCGAGCCGCCCGATCCCGCCTATCAGCAGGTGCTGCACGGGCTGCCGGCGGCGGATTTCACCACGCGCGAGCTGATCTACCGGCCGCGGAACCCGCGGCCGCACAAGCTCTACGGCTACTCGCCGGTCGAGCAGATCGTGATGACCGTCAACATCGCGCTCAGGCGGCAGCTGCATCAGCTCGCCTACTACACCGAGGGCAACGTGCCGGAGGCGCTGATCGGCACGCCCGAGAGCTGGACGCCGCCGCAGATCAAGGAATTCCAGCAATACTGGGACGCGCTCTTGGAGGGCAATCTGGCGCAGCGCCGTCACGCCAAGTTCGTGCCCGGCGGCGTCGCCAAGACCTTCATCCCGACGCGCGATGCCGAGCTCAAGGGCGCCTTCGACGAGTGGCTGGCGCGCATCGTCTGCTTCGCCTTCTCGATCTCGCCGCAGGGCTTCCTGGCGCAGATGAACCGCGCCACGGCGGAGACGGCGCAGCAGGCGGCGCTCGCCGAAGGGCTGGCGCCGATCCAGACCTGGGTGAAGCAGCTCATCGACTACGTGCTCATCACCGAGTTCGACGCGCCCGACCTCGAATTCTGCTGGCGCGACGAGCGCGAGGTCGATGCGCAGAAGGCGGCGAGCGTCGCGCAGATCTACGTCAATAATGCCATCAAGACGGTGAACGAGGCGCGAAGTGACCTCGGCCTCGATCCGGTCGCCGGCGGCGACGTGGCATTGGTGTTCACGGGGTCAGGCCCGGTGCCGCTGGCGAAGGTGGGCGAAGGCCAAGTGCCAAACGCCGCGCCGGTGCAGCGCGCCGCCGATGGCTCACCGCTTGCGAAATATAGCCCCGACCAGCCACGCGACGAACGCGGACGCTGGTCAAGTGACGGCGGCCCAGCCGAACCCAATGCTCTCCAATATGCCGAGATGGAGCCAAGTATGCGGTCGGACGCGAGTGAGGGACGCAGCGGCGCGGATACCAGCAGCGCATCCAAGGGCAAGATCAACTGGCAGAAGATCGGAGAGCTCGAAGGAAACAAGCTTGATGGATATGTGCCCGCCAAGAACGGCGCCCCTCTCGGCAGCAGCGGCGTCACCGTCGGGATGGGAGTCGATCTCGGGCAGATGGATCAGAAGTCGCTCGACGCTCTCGATATCTCGCAGTCGGTAAAGGACAAGCTTAAGCCTTATCTTGGGCTGAAAGGCACGAACGCTCAGACCAAGCTGAAGAGCAACCCGCTCAGTCTCAGCCAAGACGAAGTGGACAAGCTCAATGCCGCCGTGCAAGAAAAACAAGTGAAACCGCTGCGCGAAAACTATGACGCGGTGGTCGGACCGAATGGCACGAAATTCGATGACCTGCCGGAGCAGGCCCAGACGGTGATCGCTTCGGTCACATTCCAAAACGGCAAGATTTGGGCCTCTAACCACAAAAACGCCGACGTGAAGAAGTTCTGGAAGGCAGCGACCGATAAGGATTGGGTCAAGATGCAGTCGATGCTCCGCAACTGGGCGCTCAAAGACTATAAAACGCGTCGGAATAAGGAAGCCGACTATCTCGACCCGATCGTCTCGAAGGATAAGGAACAGCCCGCGGCACCCGCCGGCAAGAGCATGCCGGGCTCGCGCGTCGGTTGAGGGAGGGTCGGCGTTCCCGTATAGTGCACGGGACGCGACGGCGGTCATTGTTGAGGCGGGTATGGGCGTGCGCTGTGTGGCGATCTTGGGAGTTCTCGCACTGGCTCTGGCTGCGCCGGTCGTGGCGCAGACTGAGGAACGCGTCGTCAAGATGGTGACGCCATTGACACCGAAGCTGCGCGCCATCGCTCGGACGTATTATCTCAACGATCCCGAGACGATTAAGGACTTCCCCGATAGGGAGCAGCGCTTAGCGGCGATCGACACGCTCGAGGGCGCTTTCGCCGACCTCGACGACGACGGTCAGCCCGAGGCGTTCCTGCGCGAGAGCGGGCTCATCAATGATTGCGGTACGCAGGGCTGCTGGGTCATGGTGTTAAAGAAGGATCGCCGCTCGTGGCATGTGCTGGGCGCATTCATGGACAAGAACAATGAATTCTCCGTCGTACCGCAGAAGAAGGGCGGCTTCCATCTGATCAAGACCTATTACGATCCGCATTACGACGAGGCATTCGTCAAGTGGGACGGCAAGCAGTTCATCAGCGACGACGAGGCCAATAACTTCCGCGACCTCTCCGGTCGCTGAGCACGGTTTATCGAGGACCAATCCTTCCACCCTGGATGCGACCGGCTGGCCTGAAGGATTTATCACCATCGCCGAGTCATTTCGCTCGATGTGAGCGGCGACGAACGCGAACACAGCGACACATTGCGAGACCGAAGGGCGCCTCAGGGCGCCCTTCGCATTTTCCGGGACAGGAGACGACAGCGATGAAGCTCTACGCCGAGATCACCAAGATCGACCGCGAGCGGCGCATGGTGTTCGGCTATGCCAGCACCGAGGCGCTCGACAGCCAGGGCGAGGTGGTGCGCAAGGAGGCGATCGAGGCGGCGCTGCCCGACTACATGCGCTTCGCCAACATCCGCGAGATGCACCAGCCCTCTGCCGTCGGCGTCGCCAAGGAAGCGGCGATCGACGACAAGGGCCTCTATCTCGCCGCGCGCATCGTCGATGACGAGGCGTGGAGGAAGGTCACCGAAGGCGTCTACAAAGGCTTCTCGATCGGCGGCCGCGTCACCGACCGCGACCGCGCGCAGAAGCACGTCATCACCGGCGTCGAGCTCATGGAGATCAGCCTGGTCGACCGCCCGGCCAATCCCGAGGCGGTGATCGAGCTCTACAAGGCCGCGGCGCGACAGCCGCAGCAGATCTGGGACTGCGGCACGGTCGGACATCGCCATCTCGTCAAGGCCGAGGCGGTCAAATGCATCGAACAGGCGGGCGCGAGCGCGCTCGCCGCGAGGGCTGCGCCGCCGTCCCCTCCGGCAGGCGCGGCCCTCGCTCTGGCCAAGGGAATGGCGGACGTGCAGAGCTTCGCCGGCATCCTCGCCGAGATCGATCGGTTGTGCGCCGCCGCCGCCGCCGCGGCCGAGGCCGCGAGCGAGGGCGACGGCAGCGTCATGCCGGCGAAGCTCAAGGCCTGGCTCGATGCCGGCGCGAAACTGCTGCGCGCCATGGTGGCGGAGGAGACGGGCGAGCTCTCCACCGCCGATGACGAGACGCCGGACGATGCGGTGATGGCGCCGGTTCAGCCGGCGCTGCCGTCGACGAAAGCGGCGCTCGACGGCGCGCTCGATCTCCTCGCCAAGGTCGGCGCGCGCCACAGCAAGGCCGATCTCGAGCGCGTGCAGAAGCTGCACGACACCGCCGTCGCGCTCGGCGCCGATTGCCCCGCCGCCGCCAAGCGCGATGCCACGGTCGAGCCGCTGCTGCGGCAAGTCGCCGATCTCGCCAAGCGCCTCGCCATCATCGAGGCGCAGCCGATGCCGGCCAAGGGCGTGACCAAGGTCGTCGCCATCGGCAAGGAACAGGACACCGGCGGCGCCGGCGCCGCGGCCGAGACGATGGACGCCTTCATCGCGCGGCTCGCGGCGCTGCCGCCCGACAAGCGCTCGCACGAGCTGACCAAGCTCGCCTTGCGCCTGCCGCAACGCTTGCCGCGCTGAGCAGCCAACGCACCGGGACGCCTAACCGGGCACGACCCCAAGAGCCGCCTGGGCAACGGCACGCGCGGCGACGGTCATTCGCGATTGCGGGTGCCGCCGCCTTCCCATGCCTCCCGACCGGAGACGAAAACGGAGCCCCGACACATGTACAATGTCACCAAGGAGACGCTTGACCAGTTCAAGCAGGCGCTCGCCAATCCGAGCCAGGATCTGGCGAAGAGCATCAACCTCGCGACCGGCCTCATCGCCATCGATCTGCAGGCGCCGGCCAAGAACCTCTATCCGACCATCACGCCCTTGCGCAACGCCATCCCGCGCGTCGGCGGCGGCACCGGCACCGCCACGCAGTGGCGCCAGGTGAGCGCGCTCATCGGCTCGGGCTACGACGCGATGGGCTGGGTCCCCGAAGGGCAGCGCTCGGGCCGCATGTCCTACACGGCGGCGAGCAAGGCCGCGCCCTACGTCACCCTCGGCGAGGAGGATCAGCTCAGCTTCGAAGCAGAGGCCGCGGCGCAGGGCTTCGAGGATCTCAACGCCACCATGAGCCTGCGCCTGCTGCAGAAGCTGATGCGCAAGGAGGAATCGGCGCTGCTCGGCGGCAATGCCTCGCTGGCGCTGGTCGCCCCGGCGCCGCCGACGCTCTCCGCCTCGGGCTCCAGCGCCACCTTGCCGGCGGCGACATATTCGGTGATGGCCGTCGCCCTCACTTTCGAGGGCTGGAGGAACTCGACCCTCGCCGGCGGCGTCGCCACGCGGCAGACCGTCACCGGCGCCGATGGCGGCACCTACGCCCTCAACAGCGGCTCCTCGAACAAGTCGAGCGCCGCCACGCAAGCCGTGACGCTCGGCCAGGCGCTGTTCGCCTCGGTGACGCCGTTGCCGGGCGCGGTCGCCTATGCTTGGTATGTCGGCACGGTCGGCTCGGAGTCGCTGCAGGCCATCACCACCATCAACAGCGCCGCCTTCTCGGCGCCGCTCGCCGGCAGCCGCCAGGCCGCCACCGCGATCAGCCAGGACAGCTCGGCGAACCCGGCGCTCGCCTTCGACGGCCTGCTCACCGCGGCGTTCAACCCGGTCAACGGCGCCTATGTGAGCACGCTGGCGACCGGCACGGCCGGCACCGGCACCGTGCTCACCGCATCGGGCCGCGGCTCGGTCAACGAGATCGACGTGATGCTGCAGTCGATGTGGGACAATTTCCGTCTCTCGCCGACCGTGCTCTACGTCAACAGCCAGGAGCTCAAGAACATCACCAACAAGGTGCTGTCGAACGCCTCCGCCCCGCTGCTGCGCTACAACGTCCAGGCCTCGGGCGGCGCGGTCGATCCCTATGCGATCGTCGCCGGCGGCACGGTCGAATTCTACTTCAATCCGTTCTCGGTCGATGGCGGCACCAAGATCCCGGTGAAGGTCCATCCCGACCTGCCGCCCGGCACCCTCATCGGCTATTGCGAGCAGCTTCCCGCGGCCTATCAGTCGAACGAAGTGCCGAATGTCGCCGAAGTGAAGACGCGGCGCGACTATTACCGCGTCGACTGGCCGCTCCGCACGCGCCAGCGCGAGGTCGGCGTCTATGCCGAGGAGACGCTGGCGATCTACGCGCCGTTCGCGCTGGGCGTGATCTCGAACATCGCCAACGGCTGAGCTGCAAAAGGCCGGGCGGCGCAAATCCGCCCGGCCCCTCTTCTTGCACAGGAGCACTCATGGCGAAGCTGAAGGCGCCGGAACACGGCGCGCCCGTGCATTGGCGCGGCAAGATTTACGAGATCCACCGCGACAGCTCGGTGCAGGTGCCGGACGAGGCGGCGGCCGCGCTGCTCGCCCATGGCTTTACGCTATGGCCCGGCGGCGAGACGCCGCCGGCCGCCAAGCGAGGTGGCTGAGTCATGGCCGCCGGCGACCTCACCACCCTCGCCAATGTCAAAGTCTGGTTCTCGCCGCCGCTGACGACGACCAGCGACGACGCGTTGCTGACGCGGCTGATCACGGCGGCGAGCCAGTTCATCCAGAGCTGGCTCGGCCGCCAGATCGCATCGCAGAGCTATGCCGAGACGCGCGACGGCGCGGGCGGGCGGAAGCTTGTGTTCGCCAACGCGCCGGCGACCGCGGTCGCCTCGCTCAGCATCGATGGCATTGCCATTCCGCCGGCATCCGGCCCGAGCGCCGCCGGCTATGTGTTCAGCGCGACGACGCTCTATCTGCAGAGCTATCTCTTCACGCCGGGATTCCAGAACGTCGCGGTCGCATACACCGCCGGCTATGCCGTGACGCCGCCGGAGCTCGAGCAGGCCTGCATCGAGCTGGTGGCGCTGCGCTACAAGGAGCGCGACCGCATCGGCCAGGTCTCGAAGAATCTGTCAGGCGAGGTCGTCTCCTTCACGCAAAAGGACATGCCCGCCGACGTGCAGACGGTGCTCCAGCAATACAAGCGGAGCTTCGTGCCATGATCGCGGCGGAGATCGCCGGCGCGAACGCCGTCGCCGACCGGCTGCAATCCATGCCCGAGCGCATCGCGGCGCGCCTTGCCGTGGTTATGGCGGGCCTCGGCCTCGAGCTGCGTGAGCTGGTGCAGGAGAGCATGGTCGCCAGCGGATTGCAGAGCCGCAGCGGCCGGCTCGCCCAATCGATCGAGGTGGAGATCGACGAAACCTCCGTCGCCGCCGGCATCGACACCGCCGCTGTCCCCTACGCCGCCATTCAGGAATATGGCGGCACGACGCGCGCGCATGTCATCGAGGCGATCAACGCCGGCGCGCTGCGCTTCCAGCTCGGCGGCCGGATGATCTTCGCCAAGCGCGTCATGCATCCGGGCTCGGTGGTCCCGGCGCGCTCCTTCCTGGGCACGGCGCTCGCCGAGCTGGCGCCGGACGCCCGCGGCGCGATCGCGGACGCGGCTTTCACGGAGGCGCAGGCATGAACCGCGAACCGATCTACAGCGCGCTTTTCGCAACGGTGGCGGCGGCAGCGAATTTCGTGACGGCGAGCCGAAGGCTGCGCCATTGGGGCGATGTTGGGCCGGCGGAGCAGCCCGCCTTGTTCCAGGCGCAGAAAAGCGAGACGGCGAAGCGCGCGCGGGGATTGCCGCCGCGCTGGACGCTCGAAGTCGAACTCTATGTCTACGCGCAGGCGCCAGACGAGCTGACCGCGCCGGCGACCGTGATCAACCCGCTGCTCGACGCCGTCGAAGCGGCGCTGGCGCCGAGCGGCGCCGATCTCGCGACCGCCACGCAGACTCTCGGCGGCCTCGTCTCGCATTGCTGGATCGCCGGCAAGATCCAGACCGACGAGGGCGTCCTCGGCGGTCAGGCGGTCGCCATCGTACCGATCGAGATCGTAATCGGCGGATGAGCGATCGATCTCCCTTCGCTCAGATGCACCGGATCTACGAGCGCGGCCGGCGCTCGCGCGGGCTGGTCGTCGACAGGGACGGCGTCGCTTTGGGGCCGGATGTCGAACTGGTGAGCCGGAGCGCTGCCGGCTATCGCTGTGCTAGGACCGATGACCTTGTGCGGCTGACCCACCTGGTTTTCGCTGGCGATGCGCGCTTGCGGCGGTTGCCGAGGGTGCTTGCGCGGATCGCCCGCGCGCTCGACGCCGGCGACCTCGTCAAGGCGCAGCTCCTGGGGCTCGAAATCCCGATCGCCGAGCTCGACGAGAGCCAGTTGGCGTGGCTCGCTGGCGCAGCGGACCTGGTCAAGGCGGGTTTCGACCCGAGCCAGCCGCGCAACGACCGCGGAAGGTGGACGAGCGAAGGAGGTGGCGATGGCGCCGCTGCCGATGCGGCGGGCGCGACGCCCGTGCAGATCGCAGAGGCCAGCGAAGGCATCAGCGACGCCGGCGGCATTCTGCCCGCCGCGGCCGACGATCGAGGCCAAACGAGCCGTGCGGTGCCGGTGGCGGTTGCCACTATTCCGCCGCCATCGCAGGGCAGCGGCAACGTGCGCGAATATTCACCCGAGGAGGCCGCGAAACTCCCGCCGCCGCCGGGCAGCAAATACGCCACGCTTGCTGACGGCGCAGTGCCATGGACCGCTCCTTTTCATGAGCTGAAGGGTGGCCCTATGCTCGTCCCGAAGGATGTCTCGATTGAGGACAACGTACGGGCGGGGGAGAAGATTTTGGCAGACTACAACAAGGCTGCCGAGACGGACATTCGCGAGGCGGATGGCGCCCGCTTCGGCACGATGATGAGGCTGTTCGACCGCGGCGGAGAGATGGATTACCAGTCGATCTATGGCACCAAAGACCATTACAACCAGAATTACATTGACCATCGGGAACTACAATTATGGAGCGGTAATGGCCGCCGCCGGTTACTCATGGACCATGGCCATGGTCGCCGCCACGGTGGTCAATTGGACAGGGAGCGGAGATAAATCCTGGCCGCTCGGGAGCAACCCGAGAAATCTCGATATCGCGCGGCGCGGTTATGACGACTACAAAGCGGGCAGGATCGGTCCGAAGGGCAAGTGATCGCGTCACTAAGGCGCCCGCCAGTGGCTTAGATAAAATGACCGTGATACGATTGCGCCGCGATGAGCAAGGACGTCGATCGTTCTTTCTGCTACGTGCGCGCCGTCAACGGTGCGACGCTGGCGTTTGTTGTCCTGTTCGGTATCAAGGGTGCCGCCGAGGGCGCCGCAAGCAGCGTTCCGTTTCCCGAGCGCATCCTGCATTTCGCGGTCCCGATGCTCGTCATTGGAGCGTTGTTCTGGCTGTTTGCTTTCCTCACCGCGCTCGCTCCCTTCGCCGCGACATATGCACTGGCGCGGCGGCTCGGCATCCGCAGCATTCTCTACTACGCCATCTGCGGCGCGCTCACCGGCCTGATGCTTACCCCGGTGTTCGTGGGCGTAAGGCCGCAGATGGTCGGGCAGGAGTACACTGCATTTTGGCAGGACTGCCTGACCTGGGGCCCGATCCTGATCGCCAGCGGGCTCTGTGGCGCGCTGGCCTTCTGGCACAGGACCGGCCGTCACCCGGCTCATGCTGGTCGTGGCGCGCAATAACCGCCGCAATATGCTTCGGCCGCGCCACGCGGTTTGGATCGAGCGAAACAGTGAGTGCCCGTGCGGCGTGGGTAAAAGACCGAGCGTGAGCTTTTAATCGATGGCGTCGGCAGCATCCCTCCCGCGAGGGCCGCGGCGGCGGTTTCATCGGTATCTCTGGATTCTCTGGGCGCTTGCCTTTGCGGTCGTCGGCCCGTTCGCGCTGGTGCTGTTCTGGACGTTTGCCGCGGACTCTTCTCTTGGCGAAATCCCGCTGCTATTTGCCTGGGCGCTTGCGGCAGTTGTTGCGCTGGGCATCGCCATCTGGTGGGCATTGTCGGCCGATGGGACCGAGCGATCGCGGTGGGCATGCTGCCCTTGTCGCTAGCGCTCACGCTGCTGACCTTCGATACGGTGTGGTTTTTTCGCTATGGCGGAGGGTGAATACATTCACTTCCGGCTTATGCGGGCGAGCTATCTTGCAGAGATTGCGCGATTGCCTGCGGAGAGGGAACCGCGGACTGCGGTGTTCCTGATTTCGCAGGACGGTTGGGCAGGCATCAGCAACTATCATCTCGTCGTCTATGACGAGAGCGATGAGGTCGCACTTCCCGACGCGCAGCGCTCGCCCGCCTGGAAGGCGCGGATCGCCGGAACGTGGCTGGAGATCGGTACGGGATATATGAGGCCCCTCGGAGACCATTTCTACATCGTCCGCATCAGCCAGTAGCGGATAGCGGGCGCCGCCTCGGATACGCTGCAGGTTCCAGAGAGATAAGAACGTCCTCGGTGGTCCCTTGGTCGCCGTGTTTCTTTCGAGATCGTGGTCATTTGATGACAAACCAATCGCCCTTCGCCCGGATGCGCCGGCTTCACGCGCGCGGCCGGCGCTCGCGCGGGTTGGTCGTCGACAGGGACGGCGTCGCCCTGGGGCCGGATGCCGTGCTGGTGAGCCACAGCGCTGCCGGCTATCGCTGTGCTAGGACCGATGACCTTGTGCGGCTGACCCACCTGGTTTTCGCCGGCGATGCGCGCTTGCGGCGGCTGCCGACGGTGCTTGCGCGGATCGCCCGCGCGCTCGACGCCGGCGACCTCGTCAAGGCGCAGCTCCTGGGACTTGAAATCTCGATCGGCGAGCTCGACGACAGCCAGTTGGCGCGGCTCGCCGGCGCGGCGGACCTGATCAAGGCCAGCTTCGACCCGAGCCAGCCGCGTGACGAGGGCGGCAGGTGGACGGGCGAAGGAGGTGGCGATGGCGTCGCTGCCGATGCTGCCGGCATCTCGCCTGTGCAGATCGCCGACGCCAGCGAGAGCATTAGCGATGCAGGCGGGATTCTGCCGAGGCAATCGCCGGCAAACATCGCCGGCAATGAGACCAGCAAGCCAGCGGCGACGGCCACCGCGACCCCGCCGGCACCTCCCGGCACGGGCAACGTGCGTGAATACTCGCCCGAAGAAGCTGCCAAGCTTCCGCCGCCGCCGGCCGGCAGCAAATATGTCACCCTCAACGACGGCTCGGTGGTATGGAGCGCCTATTCCAATCACGAGAAGGGCGGTCCCATGCTCATGCCCAAGGATGTGTCGCTCGCGGAGAATGTCAAAGCAGGACAGAAGATCAGGGACACTTATTACACAGAATCGCTAGCTGACCCGGATGAGGCATGGAGCAACAGCACCATTGCCATGAAAAGGCTGTTCGCCCCCAGCCATGGAACGATGGATTATCAGTCGGTGTACGGCTCGAGTATTGATTACGACAAGGACTATGTTGATTTTACCAGCTACAATTATGGCGTCGTCGCCGCGGCGGCCGGCTATTCGAAAACGATGGCATTGGTCTATTCTGGCGGCGCCAATGTAGGAGCGAACGTTGCAGACCGGCTACGCGGAAGTTCCGACTCCAGCAGGGATACACATGGCCCTTTCTTGAACAAGGTACGAAACGCCGAGATGATCGAAAAGGGCTATGACGATTACAAGACGGGACGGATCGTTGCGCTCGCCAAGTGATCGCGGACCTCGGCGACGCGTGGCGCCGGCGCAATGGCCATGATAAGATTGCGCTACGATGCACATTGACGCCGAAGATATGCGCGACGCGGTGGCTTACCGGGCAGGAATCATCCTCGGTTGTCTTTTCGGATTTCTCTGCGCCACCTGGGTTTTCGTCAGCCTCGCCGTGCCGGCCTCGGGCGGCGTGATGCCCTTGCTCTTTGTTCTGGGATTATCGGGAGCGTTCTGGTTTGCGGTCGCCGCCTGGATCGCGGTCCCGGCGGTTGCCGCCGCCGTAATCATCAGACTGCTCTGGGTGCGGCGTTATCGCGCCGCGGCCGGATGGTCGCTTGTGCCGGCAGTGGGCGTCCTGCTCGTGCTCTACGGTATCGATCTCGGTGACATGATACATTTCTGGCTCAACAAGGCGCGTTATGATCGGATCGTGTCCGACGTGATCCTGGGCCGGTGCTCACACGAGGATAGCCGGGGCTGGAAGGCGACGATAGTCGCCACCGAGTGCCAAGCGCCCGCCATCATCGCCTTCGAACATGACCGCATGCTCTCGGTCTGGCGCGGCATCGTCTACGATGCCAGCGACGAGATCGCCAAGCCGCCGCACGAGCGGTCGGCAGCCTGGAAGAGCCGGGATGTCGCCGAATTGATTGGTTGCTCAGAAGTGCGGGTTGCGTTCGGCGGCCATTACTACGCCGTTTCCGGCGAATTCGGTTTGTGCGGCTGAGATCGGATATCCAAGACCGCCGCTCCGCGACCAGTTCATATCGTCTGTGCTGATCATTCCTAGGGCGCCCGCCAGGGTTTCGCCGCAGGGATCGATGATCAGGGATCATCGCCCGTTCCCTGACTTGTAACCAATCCCTTCTCTTCTGAAGATGGAGATCACCGATGTTTTCCTTCGGCTCGGGCGTGCTGCTGGGCACGCGGACCGACGTCGCCAACGCGACGCCGATCAATTTCGGCCTGGTCCAGGAGGTGCAGCTCGATCTGAGCTACACCAGCAAGGAGCTGTACGGCCAGTTCCAGTGGCCCGTCGCGATCGCGCGCGGCCAGGGCAAGATCACGGGCAAGGCCAAGATGGCGCGCATCAGCGGCATCGCCTTCAACAATCTGTTCTTCGGCCAGACGCTGGCCACGGGGCAGCTCGCCACGTCCTTTGGCGAAGGCGGCACTATCCCTGCGAGCACGCCCTTCACCGTGAGCGTTGCCAATGCGGCGACGTGGCAGGATGATTACGGGGTGATCTACAGCGCCACCGGCCTGCCGCTGATCAAGGTGGCGAGCACGCCGAACGCCGGCCAATACAGCGCCGCCGCCGGCGTCTATACCTTCGGCTCGGGCGATGCCGGCAAGGCGGTGCTCATCTCCTATACCTTCACCGTTGCCGGCAGCGGCCAGCAGTTCACCTTGCCGAACCCGCTCCTCGGCACGACGCCGACCTTCCAGGCGCAGCTGTTCACGACCTTCCAGGGTCAGCCGCTCAACGTGAAGCTCTTCAACTGCGTCTCGAGCAAGCTCGGCTTCCATACCAAGCTCGAGGATTTCGTCGTGCCCGAGCTCGACTTCAGCGTCGCGGCCAACGCCGCCGGCAATGTGCTGCAATGGTCCTTCGCGGAGGCCTCGTGATGTCCGAGCCGGTCACGGTCATCCTGGGCGCGCGCACCTTCGCCGTTCGCCCGCTCACGATAGGCCAGTTCCGCGAGATCTATCCGGCGGTCTTCAAGGGCGCCGGGCTGGCGAGCGAGGAGGGCTACGACCAGGCGATCCGATGCATCGCCGCGGCGCTGCGCCGCGACCATCCGGAGATGAGCTTCGACGCGGTGCTCGATCTCGAAACCAATATCGACGAGCTGTCGCGCGCCTTCATCGCTATCATGCGCCTGTCGGGTCTCAACATGGGGGAAGCCGTGGCGGGCCCTTCGACGAGCGCTCCGGGGTCCGCTGGTCAGACATCTACGGCCGCCTAGCGACGGCCTGCGGCTATACCTGGCCGCAGATCGACGCGATGACCTTGCCGCAATTCTACGATCTCTGCGCCTATTGGACGGACCATCCGCCGCTGCACGAGCTGGTCGCGGGATATCTCGGCTACAAGCGCAAAGTGGGCGAGCCGCCGGCAGATCTGGGCGCGCTCCTCGCCCTGGCGCCGGGCGGCGTGCTCAAGGCCGCGGTGATAAAGGGACTACGGTGAGGGCGCGCCGCTCGTGCACCGGACGGCGCAACATTTGGCGTATCTGCCGGAGGCCGATGAACCCTCTCCCCGTTATGCGCCGGCTTCCCATGAGCGCGGACCGCGGTGCCGCGGCCTTGCGGTCGATCGCGACGGCGTCGCGCTGGGGCCTACTGCGGCGCTGGTGCGGCGCACGCCTGACGGCTATCGATGCACTACCGCCGCCGAGATCGCACGCTTGATGGGCGCGGCAGGCAGCGATGCGCCTACGCAACGCGTGTCTCTGGTGCTCGACGGTATCGCCATGGCACTCACGGCTGGCGATCTGGTCAAGGCGCAGCTTCTGGGTCTCGAGATTTCGATCGGCGAGCTCGACGACGAACAGTTGGCGCAACTCGCGGCCTGCCCGGATATGATGAAGGGTGGCTTCAATGCCGATCAGCCTCGCGACGAGGGCGGCCGATGGACCAGCGCTGGCGATGCCGGCACGAAGCCGGCTCGATTCGCCCAGAACGATTCCGGGACCGCGACCGATGCGGGCGCCGGCAGCGGAGGAGCGGGCGCGCAACCCGCGCGATCGATGTCCGTGAGCGATGATGGGTTGAAATTCATCGCCCAAAAGGAGGGTTTCAAACCCAATGTCTATCTGGACGCGGCGGATCATCCTACGATAGGCTATGGACACAAATTGCGGCCGGGAGAATCCTATCCAGACGGAATTGCCGAGCCAGAGGCCCGTCGGCTGCTTGATGCCGATGTCGCGCGAGCGGAGGCGTTCGTCCGGCGAAACGTGGCGGTCGACCTCACTCAACCGCAATTTGATGCCCTTATCTCCTTCACATATAACGTCGGGTCCGATGCATTCGCGAACTCGACTCTGTTGCGACAGGTCAATGCCGGCAACTTCAACAGCGCCGCCGCCGAATTTCCGCGATGGAACAAGGTAAAAAAACAAGGCATCCTGATTTCGGATACTGGGCTGACGAATCGCCGGGCCGCCGAGCAAAATCTTTTCCTCAACGGTTCCTATCAATAGGGGGGCTGCGGCTTTTCTCAGCCGCCTTCATTCTCATGCTGCTATGCCTCGGACCGGGCTTGGCGCAGGCGAATGAGGGCTATCCCATAGACGAACATGATTTGGCCTTTGTTAGATCGCTGCAGCAAGCGATCGCCAACGATCAGAAAATCTGGATCGCGGATCAAGTGTCGTTTCCGATTCACGCGACCCTGGATGGCAGACGCCGCATGATCAGGACCAAGAAGCAATTTCTCGCGCGCTATGCCGATATCATCAACGAACAGGTGAAGACGCAGGTGGCACAGAAGGCGGGGGAGGATCTGGCGGACTTGTTCAAGGATTGGCAGGGCATCATGATCGGTAACGGCGTGGTATGGATCGGGCTAACATTCACAGATCCGAAGAAGCCGAAGGACATAGAATATTCCATAATAGCGATAAACAACGACTACTGGGAGCGTCTGCGAGGCACCGGCTCAAGACGATAAATCGAAGCCGCGGCGCCGCCTCGCTGGCGCGCATCACACCTTCGTCATGCAAGGCGGCCTCGGGCCGCTTTTTGCTTTGGGGGCAAGGAATGGCCGACGACACCGTCGAGATCAAAATCACCGCCAATGCGGCCGATCTGCAAGCCGCGCTGCAGCAGGCCGCGCAGGCGGTTCAGGGCGCGTCGGCGGCGATGGCAAAAAGTGCCGCCGACGCGGGGCATCAGACGGCCGGCGCCACGGACAAGCTCGCGCGCCAACAGGTCAAGGCCTGGGAAAGCGCCTTCAAGCCGATGGAGTCGGGCTTCGACACCATGCTCAAGGGCATGCTCATGAAGCACCAGACCTTCAGCCAGGCGTTGACGAAGGGCGCCACGACATTCCTGAACGCCGAGATCAGCGCCGACGTGCAACGTCTCGGCCATTGGCTCGCGTCGAAAGCCGCCGAACTCGCTGTCTACGAGACGACGAAAACGGCGGAGGTCGCGACGACGCAAACAGCGAACGCAACTACCACGGCCTCGGATGCAAGCACGGCCAAGACAAGCATCATGCAACACGCGGCTTCGGCCGCGGCCGCGGTCTATGACGATGTGGCGCAGATCCCTTATGTGGGCTGGATCCTGGCGCCGGCGGCGGCGGTCGCCGCTTTCGCTGGCGTCATGGCCTTCGGCAGCTCCGTGCCCGGCCTCGCCGTCGGCGCCTGGAACTTGCCCAATGACATGGTCGCGCAGCTTCATGCCGGCGAGACCGTCATGCCCGCCGACTTTGCCTCGG